TGTATATTGAATCGGTACTTCCTGAACCAGCCGTTGTAAATCTAGAATCATTCGGCTTAAGTAATAGTTGACGATACTGTGAATATACTGCTTTGGAGGGCGAATCATTTAAAGTACCTTGTGAATTAGATCCACTACCTAATGCATGGCCATATGCCAATGAAAACTGTACTGCCGCTCCTTCTAATGTCGGATTTTCTTGATATACATCTACATAGTATCTACGCTGCGAAGTTGTTTGCGCCGACGATGTTGCATATGTAGTTAAACTTGCAATTCCGTCACTCCATACACCACCAGTAACTACCTCTGTTTGATTTGATATAACATCATTCAATTGATCAAACTTAGTAAATACTCGCCCATTTCTTGCTAACATGGATGACTGTTGCTGCGAAGCAATCATTTCATTAGCCAATTGTTGAGCCAATTGACGAACTTGCTCACTAATTGCACCAATTGGCTGTGTAACTGTATTTGCTGTTAACATGGCTTGATTTCTAGGGGTGAATTCTGGAGGTAATGCACTAATTCTAGATTGTCGCTTTAAATTTTTGATAAAATTATTCATATAGTTATTCTTTATTAACTAGAAACTCCGGTACCGGTTGTTACTGAAGTAACTTTCTTAACAGTTAAATTAATTGTTACACTACCACCTGTTTCATTACCAATCACTGTAATTGTCGCAGTCTTATCTTCAACATATTGTGCTTTTGCAATAATTCGAAATTCAAACCCAGCAACTGCAACACTTTGTGCATCTTCATTATCACCAATAAAACGCGGTGACGTAGGAAGTACTGAATTTTGTAAAGCTCTGGTAGTTTGAATATCAGCTACCGTAGAATCTGATAAAATTGCAGTATATCCTAAATTAGAATTGCCGCCTTGCAAATTGCTAGTATTTGGCGTCAGTGCTGCGTTATCTCCAGGTGCTAACAATGTAATTGCAGTATTACCAACAGTAACTACAGGTATATTAGTAGTTTGTTTTGGTAGTGTAATTAATTTAGAACGAAGAGCTTGTGTTTCATCTGGAATTGCTTCCGTTACCGGCATGTTTTCGATAATTACACCGTAATAATTTGTTCCTAGTGGATGATTTGGATTCCATAACGAATAATCAATTTCATCATCGCCTAATGCAAACTGAGTGATTTTAAATGCATTACCACCTTTTGCTAATAATTCTCGGCCCTTTAAAGTTAAAATTGCATCAACTGTTACAGAACTATTATCTAAATATCCCATATATTTTTTTCCTATTTATATATAAATATGTTATCTTAAAAAATTATACCAAAACAAAACTACCCTGATCACCATTAGTTTGGTATATTAATTGGTTTGGATTAGTTTCACGCCATTCAACTACCGGCTGGCCATCAACTGTTTGTGTAGAATTCACATTGAACGCTGGTGATGACATTTTTGCCCCCGAATATTTTTGATTGTTAATGCCCTGTGGTAAATGGTCTTGTATTTGTGCAAAACTTCCAGACCATACTCCAGAACCGGTTACATAATATGAACCGGATTGAAACCGAAATTCTGATGTAACTGAGTCTAATATAACTGGCGACAGTGCTTCACTTTGCCAATATGGAGATGATGCAGTGATATATGTGCTACCGCTATGTATTAAATATGTATATGAATATGTAGTGCCATCATATCGTTCTGCAGAAGAAGCAGTTAAATATATTTGCCATTGATCATCATCTTGCGCAGATATACTAAGTATTTTACCGTCTATAGATCCATTATAATTTAAATAATCGCCAGACGCGGTTGGTTGCATTTGAGTAATGGTTGTATAAAGAGTAGTATCTGTTACAGATAAATCAGGTAAGATTGATGCTTTATTTCTTTCTAATAGATTTGGTTGTATTAGTATGCCAGTTAATTCATCAGTTCGTGCTGGTAAAAGTTGTTCAAGCTGTTTAAAGAATGACAAATCAAACAACGTAAACATTTTTATATATGAATTAATATCTGGTGATTGTTGATATTTTTTCCAATATGAATTAGCAAAATACGTTAAACTATCATATGAATCTGACAATGAATTTCCTGGATCGCCAATGTAGTTGTCTAAATCAATAAATCCTAGTTGAGCAATGATATCTTCATCAATCATTGTTTGTGGAGAAAAATATACTCCTAATTTTTTGGTATCTAATGGAGCAGAATCATATTGACTACGTTCAGCTCGAGTTTTAACATCAAGTGTGCCAACCAATTCACTTGTTTCAATTCGTATTTTATTATCATCATACGTTCCAGCGCCAATTGATACTGAATCATAATAATATGTTTCTTCAATTGAATCATATGGCGTATTATTTGTCCAACTGCTAAACGAAGACGATATTGTAGATGATTTAGGCTGAATGCCGGATAAACTTGCGGTAGCAGAATGATTGATATTTTGATTTAACGGTAAATGATATATTAATTCGTTATATGCATCTGAATTTGCATTATATGCACTAGGAGCTTTAACATGATTATCAAATGCGGTATCTTGCAAACTGCCGGACCACAATCTAAACTCTTGCAATTCGCCTACTAATCTCGATGCACCGGTACTAGTACCACCAAAGACAATAGATCCGCTAAGCGGAAACGATGAAACTGCAGAAGCCGTTGTTTCGGAAACAATTTTACCGTATTTAGAACGTTTTGCTACAAGTTGCAAATTGCTACCATTTGTGCGTAATACGGTATTTAACCATCCGCCATCAAACATTTCAATCGCAGCTGATGATGTGCCGTTAATTTGTATACGGCCCATTGTCCCATAAGAATAATCCAATGTTATTTTGTTACTACCTACAGTGTACAATGTCATTGTGCTTGGAATTGTAGGATTTACAACTACATCAGCTGTGCGGAAACGAAGTTCAATTGAATTTATTGATTGTGAATAATTAGTAGTAACAGTACCAGATGTGTTTGTAATTAGATCTAATGCATAATCAAAATTTAATTTTTCATATACAGGTGCTCTATCAATTCTAGGACCGCCATATTCTTTTATTGTTATCAACGATTGCGGAATACCATAGCAAGATAATAATGCTTGTATACTTCTTTTTGTACCTTTAGATTTTAATAACAATGGCAAATTATTTACAATACGTCGCCATACAGCAAAAGTCATATTTTGGCCAGACACCGACGGATCACCAACTGAGTTAGATCCTGTTAGTGGAATACCAGCTTCAGATGTTCCTAACACATATTGCCATAAATCTTGATATTGATTACCGTCTGTTAAATTCCACCCAAATTGTTTTGCTACAGAATATAGCAATTCATTTGGCATACCTAATTTAGGATTTTCTTCTCGTTTATTAATCTGTGTCATATGATTAATATACGTGTAAACTATATCATAATGATGTCCAAGCATGTTTACAAACGTAGACATTGCTAAGTTATTATCATCATATCTAATATATTCCGGGACAGACCGAATTAACGAATTCAAATTGAATGTATCATACGTAGTTGCATATGTGCTAGCAGAGTTAAACCAATTGATAAATTGACTGCTTGTAATAGGATACAATGAAAATGGATATGTTGTGTTTGATTTAGGCGATGGTGTTATATAATTTCCAGTTAATCGGTCTACGTTTGGATTTTCAGCTGGATATGGATATGTAAAAATTAATGATGATGACTGATAATATAAATATTTTTCAAAATCATCAAAGCCTCCTATTAGATTAGTTTTTTGTGATGTATAATCCTCAGCATTTGTAGTTGCTACACTACCCGATAACATTGAAATTGTTGCTGTTTGAGAATCATAATACTCAATCAGTGATAATTTATATCTAAAATTTTCTAAACGTTCTGTAGCGGAACTATAGAATATAAAATTGTTGAAATCTGAATAATCGATATTTAATTTAACACCAGATAAACTTCCAGAAAAATATGCATCTACTAGTTGTTGAGATGTATTAACCGATGAACCTAATAAATCAGTCCAATTTTTTAAGCCTGTAGTGGTAGATGTATTATAGGAATAATTTGCATACCAATTTGGTCCAGCTAACGCGTTCTTTTCTGATTCTATTTGTCTTGCATGTATATATACGTTGTCAACATATGGTTCTTTTTGTTCTTTTGCTAACCAACATTTAAAATTTTCTACAATATTTTTTGGTAGCGGATTGTACAGTTTAACATATATACTCTCTTCTATTACTACTGTATTAATAACTAACGCAGTTTGGTTTCTGCTAAAATTTAATATGTAAAAATCATATTTGCTGTTAGCATAACTTTCAGGCCGAGTGCGTGTTTGACGAGGTAACTCAGTAAAATTAACTAGCTGAGCTCGAATTTCTGAATTATTAGGTAGTGTAGGTTTTAATAATATTTCCGTACGATCTGGAGAAATTTCAACAACCTTTAAATATGGTTTTTCATAACTACCAATTAAATTCTTAAAGAAATTTAAAACAATTCTAAACTTGCCTGATGTTAATTTTAAATCTGAAAATTCTTTATAAACATTGATTCCAATTGGTTGACCATTGAATTTTATTTCTTGATTCGTAGTACGGTCATAGTATCTAGGAATTTGATATACGGGTTGTACGGTATGATTTCCTGTTATCCAAGTTTCATTTCCGTAAATATGCATTTCGATATTATCAGATGCATCTGGCTGTGTTATATCTGGATTTGGGTGTATTGAAACAGTAAACTGCGACTCGTGTTCAGGTTTGAACCGATTAGCAGCAATCGATCCTGATGCTGTTTGAATTTCATTGATATTTGTATATTGTGTTAACATTTTTTAAATATCCGTGCTAGTTTGATTCTGAACCAAACTGTTTGGTTGATTCCATGTATCCACATTTTTACTTGCATCCGTTACAACAAAATATGTTTGTTCTGCAAATATTTCATGCCCTGCTTGTCCTGCAACAGCTCCGATAGTATAACTGTCACCAATACTTATATTTACATTTGGCACAACAAAATCAATTAGTACTGTTTGTATTTCATCAAATGAAATTATGCCTGATACTATCTGACCTCCAACTTCTTTAATACTTGCAGGATCATTAAATGGTCCTTTCCATGTGCGATCTATTTGTTCTTGGTCGACACCATTTTTCATTACATAGAAATAAGCAGTACCAGCTTCCCCACCTTTAAAGTTATGTTGTACTTTTGCTCTAATACGCAAATCTTTCCCAGTGTTCTTTATTTCTTTAGTTACAGTGTATGCATTTGTTTTAATTTGTGGATTTCCTTCAGCAACAGTATCTAATAATATACCTGCAGGTACGCTACCAGAATTTATTGCGGTGTTATCTGATGGCTTGTATCTTGAATATATCAGATCTTGATCTAATATTAAACTGATATCTAAATTTATCGATGAAGTTGTAGGTACAACCGTTGCAGGAAAACTAAAATACTCAAAATGTGTATCAACTGCAGAAAGAAAACTGCGCTTTTGTATTTCCTTGTGCACAGTTTCAACGACAAGAATCTGATTGTCAGAACCAGATTCATAATAAGTAATATTACCTCGATCATCACGATTAATAACACCAGGATTGTTAGATTGCACAGTTAATCCATACAACGTGTATTTCGATTCTTTTCGAAAATTTACAGGATCAACCGTAACTGGTGTTGTTGTAATATTTGTAATATTCATTATCTAACTACTTTAAAATATATCTGATCGGTGATATATTGTTCTTCAATTCCACTTACTACTTTTAATTCTAAACGATAATATCGTTCCGGCATAAATCC